CATTTATATACTATCACTCCAAAAATAATGGGTTTATATTCAATAGCAGAAGTTGTTGAAAGTGTTATGAAAAATACCCATAAAAAAGTTATTTTTAATGTTATTGCTGATGATACTGACTTACATTTTAATGCTCAGCAAATTCGATCTTTAATAAATATTGGTAAAATGATAATGACTTATGGAGCAATTTTTGTTTCTGGTTTAAAGCCTGCTTTACTTGCTATAGAAACAATCAAAGAGGAGAAAACAGAAATGACAATTAAAAAGAATGATTTCTTACCTAAGTATGAAAAAACTTTAGAAAACAGTGATAGTTCTGGTGCACATGTAAATGTTTCTGATCTGGTTACCATTGGAAATGGAGATTTATTTCAATTGGTTGCAAAAGCTTATAGTGAAAAAGAAGGTTGGATGAAATCTACTAAAGCTATGAATACTCCAGTTGGTTGTATGATTCAAGTAACCACTCAACAAAAAAATTCTGATGGTAGTTACGCAATAGCAGAAGCTTTATCTTTTATTTCTGGTATTCATATAAGTGGTGAAATTGATAATCGTATATTTATTAAAATATAAGGAATAGTAATCATGCCAGTGGTATTATCTGAAAAAGAATTTAAATCCGCTCTTCCCGCTCAAATGAGAAAAGCTGTAAACCCACTCTTAATTATGCAGATTAATAACACTTTAAGTAATGAAGAAGAGTGGGAAAATTACAGAGATAGCCTATTGGATTATGCTTCTATTTTACAACAAGGTAAGTGGAAGCTTTCCAGTTATTTGAATGCTGTTAGATATGTTGGTTTTAAGGTCATGGGGCATACTAATAAAGCTGCCTATAAGAAAACTTTTCCAAAAAAATTTGAAAGATTTATACAAGAAAATACTTCTGAAAAAGACATATCAAGTTATACTTCAATGTATAATAAAACTAAATTAGTAAATCTTATCTTCGAACAAACACTTATTCCAACTTATATTCTTAATGCTCCAAAGTTTCAAGATGCTATTAATGTTCAAGTTAGTATAATGAATGATGAAAATGTTTCTGCAAAAGTTAGATCAGAAGCTGCAAATAGTTTAATGATTCATTTAAAGCCTCCAGAAACTAAAAAAGTAGAATTGGATATTGGAATTCATACTGATAGCATAATTGATGATTATAAAAAAGCCATGAGTAATATGGTTGAACAACAGATGATATTAATAAAAGCCGGCGGAGATGTAAAACAAATTGCTAATGCAGCAATTCCTATAGCAGAGGTGGTTGATCCATGAAAAGTTTATGTAAAAATTGTTGGAATAATACAGTACAATTTCCTTATGTACTTTGTTGTAAAGAGCCCTATGATTTATATAAATTGGCTCCTAATGATAAAAGAGTAATAGATACTCATCATTATAAATGTAACAAATATGAATATTATTCTGATGATACAATATTTATTATTTTTCAATATAAAGATAAATCTATTGAAAAAAGACAATGGTTTAAAAAAACAAAAACTCTTTCAGGAAATTTTATATCTTTTTCTTCTAAACCTATTAAAGCTAAAATTATTGGTAAACAGGTTTTATCTATTAAAGAGAAAAATGATCTTAAACAGTTTTTACATAAAACATTACAACCGTCTGAAACTCATATGTTTTTTTCTCCCAAGATTTTAAAAGATATTTAATTGCTAATACATTAATTTTTATAACAGAGGTGATTAGTTAATGAAAAATATATGTAAGACTTGTATACATAAACCTAAAAATTGTAATTTACATAAGTATGGCTGTATTCATGATCCTTATGGTAAAATTGTATATATGATAAAGTGTCCTGATTATGTATCAAGAAATGCTCCTTGGTATGCTTTACGTTTTACTTATTTTAATGGTTTTACTGAAACTTTTACTAATGTTTATAACATTAATACTTTACAGACATTACGCCATAAAAATCAAAAACCTGTTAAAGTTGAAGTTAGTGCTGGAGGAAAATTTGAATTAGCAAATCTTAAAATTATTAAAAATATAATTTTAAAACATATTAAAAATTCTTTACAAAATTATGAAGATATTGTTACTTATATACATAATTCAAAACAAGTATTGGATATTATTTAATGGCTAAATATCAAAAGAAAGCAGTAGAAGAGTGGCTTCGAGAAACTGATTATAGATTTATAGGATACATGCCTAAAGCCACAGCATTGCTTTTTGTAAATTTTATTAAAGAAGTAAATACTGGATCAGAAGAAAATGAAACTCCTCTTGTTCATTTAAAAATGATGGATAGAGTTTTTAATAAAGATAAACGATGTGCTATTTTATGTCATAGAGGTATTGGAAAAACTACTGTATTTGCTGAATATTTATTTTTATTCATTGCTGCTTTTGGTATATTTCCTGGATTTGGTAATGTTAATCTTTGTTTATATGTAACTGATAGTATTGAAAATGGTGTTAAAAATTTACGAAGAAATGTTGAATATAGATATGGCAATAGTGATTTTCTTCAAAGATTAATTCCTAATCGAAGAATTACAGTAGGTACCAACGGAGCAGGATATGTAGGTATGAATCAGTATGAATCAGATATTAGTGCTGGTAGAAAATTTACTGATATTCGATTAGAATTCAAGAACAATAAAGGACATATATTAATTGTAAAAGGGTACGGGGCAAAAACGGGAGTACGTGGTGCTAAAGAACTTGGTCAGAGACCGACCATTGCCATTTTAGATGATCTTGTGTCTGATACTGATGCAGAGTCCCCAACTGTTATTAAAACGATTGAAAACACCGTATATAAGGCTGTATCAAAAGCTCTTCATCCTACACATCAAAAGATGGTTTGGTTAGGAACACCATTTAATGCCCGTGATCCCCTTTATAAGGCTGTAGAAAGCGGTGCCTGGAGAACAAGTGTATATCCTATCTGTGAACATTACCCCTGTGAAAAGAAAGATTTTAGGGGTTCATGGGAAGATCGGTTTCCCTTTGAATACATTAAAGATGAGTATGAAGAAGCTCAAGCTGTAGGTGCCCCAGAAAACTTTAATCAGGAGCTAATGTTAAGAATTATGTCTGATGAAGAAAGATTAATTGAAGATAGTGAAATTCAATGGTATGCCCATAGAGATGTTGTAAGTCGTAGGGCTGCTTATAACTGTTATATTACTACTGACTTTGCAGTATCAGAGAAAGAAGCTAATGATTTTTCTGTGATATCAGTATGGCTATATAACAATAAAGGTTTTTGGTATTGGGTAGACGGTATCTGTAAGAAACAACTTATGGATAAAAACTTTGATGATTTATTTCGTTTGGCTCAAAAGTGGAATCCTCTTTCTGTTGGTATAGAAGTTAGTGGACAGCAACAAGGATTCATTGTTTTAATTCAAAAAGATATGATAGTTCGTAATATCTTTTTTAATCTGGCTTCAGATAATAATGGTAGTCTAATGGGTATTAGGCCAAATATAAATAAAATGGTAAGATTTAGTACTATTGTTCCTTGGTTCAAAAATAATATGATGTTCTTTCCTTCTGAATTAAAAGAAAGTATTGCCATGAAAGAATGTGTGGATGAACTATCCTTGGCATCTAAAGCAGGTCTGAAAAGTAAACATGATGATTTTATAGATACAATTTCTATGTTAGGAGTATTAGTTACTTGGAGACCCAGTGAAAGTATTAATATAATTAAAAACAAATTAACAGATATTTGGGAAATAGAAAGTAATGATGATAATTATGGTGATAGTTTACAATCATATATTGTATGATACATTTTATTAATGTATAATATAAAAAATTATAATAATTAAGGAGAAACTATTGTATCTACAAACATTTTTAGATGATTTAATTTATGATGAATTATCAGATTTATATGCCAGTACTAATTTATTATATTTAACTATTACTGATGATCATCGTAAAATTTTTTCATTAATGAATAGTGGTATACTTGACTTATGTACACGCATTAAACTTAAAGAAAAAGAATGTGATCTTTATCAAAGAGTAAATAAATCTTTTTATTATATAAGACCTACTCATGTTGGAAATCCTTTTGCAGGAGATGAAGATATTTATATTGATGGTACTGGAGATGATCCACCAAACAAAGATATTATTCGTTGGCTTGAGGCTTTTGATGTTGATGGAAATGAAGTATTTATTAATAGCCCTAATCATCCTTATGATATTTTTACTCCACAATTAGATGTAATGAAAATAACTCAAGAAGTAGATGTAGATGTTCGTATTATTTCTTTGGTTTATCAAGCATGTTATTCAAAGATAATTGTTACTGATGATTTTGATATAGAAACATATGAACTTCTTTTTCCTTCTTTTATTAATAAAGCATTATGTCTTTATATTGCTGCTGCTATGTATTCAGGTAAAGGAGGCAGATCTACTGAAAAAAGAAGTATGGCAGATAAATATCTTTATCAATATGAAACAGAAATTCTTAAAATTAAATCTCTTGGTTTAGCTCCTGATAAAGAAAATGAAAATAGTAGTTTTGAAAACAATGGATGGGTATAATGTCAGAAGTTGAATTACTTGCAGCGATAGATACAAATACTGATGCAATTAACTATAACATTGCCCGGTTAAATACTATCTTATCTGAAGATGAAACAACAGGAGTTCTTTCTGAACTTGATACTACAGTAATTCAAACTCTTTATGATATAAATACTTGGGTTACTGCTCTTGAAGTTTTAATTAATACAAGACATCAAGAACAAGAAGATGATATTGAATTAGTTACTATTCGATCTGTTGAAAATCAATTTAATATTGCTGCTTTAGGAACAGATGAAGTTGCCGGTATTATTTATAATATTAATCAAGCCATGCTTGCTGCAGATCAAAATATTCGTGATTTACATAATGCCTATGTTATAACAACAAATGCTACATTATTAGAT